GTGCTAGTTGTAGTTGTGGTAGTCGTTGTAGTTGTGGTAGTCGTTGTAGTTGTGGTAGTCGTTGTAGTTGGAGCAGGAACACAAACACCATTTACACAATCTGGATAAGATTCTGGAGGACAATTATAACCACATGATCCACAATTATATTTGTCGCTTAGTATATCTATACATATTCCATTGCAACACGCTTCTCCTGCACCACAAACTATTCCACAATCACCACAATTATTTGTGTCATCTTTAAAATCTATTATTGTTCCATTGCAACATTTTTGAAAACTAGTAACAAGAGATGGATCTGGAAGACATTGACCTTGGCAACAAACATTTGGTGAAGCACAATAAGTGCCACATGAACCACAATTAAATGGATCTGACTCTAAATCTGCACAATAATTTGTAAAAACATCTCCATTTTGCGAACAACAATCTTGACCGCTTGGGCAAGCATTTCCACATGAACCACAAGTTGATCCAGATCTACCAGACACCAGTTGTCCATCACAACAAATCATTTGATCAACGCCAAATATGTTATAACAATTTCCACCACAACAATCCCAACCTGGTTCAAAACCACAAAAAACCCCATAACATGGATCAGGATTTGTAGTCGTTGTAGTCGTTGGACTAGCGGTTGTAGTCGTTGTAGTCGTTGGACTAGCGGTTGTAGTCGTAGTAGTTGTTGTAGTTGGTGCTGAAGTAGTCGTTGTGGTAGTTGGACTAGCGGTTGTGGTCGTTGTAGTCGTTGTAGGTGCTGAAGTCGTAGTAGTTGTTGTAGTTGGTGCTGAAGTAGTCGTAGTAGTTGGTGCTGAAGTAGTCGTTGTGGTTGGACTAACGGTTGTGGTTGTTGTAGTAGGTGCTGAAGTAGTCGTTGTGGTAGTTGGACTAGCGGTTGTAGTCGTAGTAGTTGGTGCTGAAGTAGTCGTAGTAGTCGTTGTTGGACTAGCGGTTGTAGTCGTTGTGGTTGCATTTGGATCTGAAGTCGTTGTTACATAAGAATAACAAGGAGATTCAAAAGACTCATAAAACACAGTTCCATCATCAGTAGGAGAATCACAAATGCATGATTGAATACAATCTTGTAGTTGATACCAGTAGCCTGCTGGCCCCATCCATTCCCAAGTACAACCACCAAAACATGTTGTTGTTTCAGTACACACACCGTCTTTACATCTATATGGTGCAACACACACATTCCCACATGATCCACAATTATCATCATCAGACGATCCGGGGTTTCCTAGATTCCAATAGTCAAGAGAAATTGATCCATAAATACCATCACCATTAACATCGCAGCAGACCGTACCTTCTGGCACTGAATCACCACAAGATGCACAATTTTCATCTGTTCCTAATGGAACACAAGATCCATAGCAACATGCTTCTCCTTCCGCACAAATTATTCCACAACCACCACAATTGTTATTGTTAAATAACAAATCTGTACATTCTATTGATCCACCACCAGTAAAATTAGGACAACAATCTTCTTCAGGTGATGGCAAACATGCATCTCCACACTCACTACAATTATATCGATCTTTAGGTCTACAATTTCCAGCACAATTCCATTCCCCAGGAGCACAAGGATTTGGAGTAGTTGTAGTAGTGGTAGTGGTATTAGTAGTAGTGGGTTGTGGTGTGGTTGGATCTGGAGGTTCTGATGTAAGTGGTGTTCCAGTGGTAGAAGAAGTACTAGTTGTTGGTTCTTGAGTTGTAGTTGGGTATATACAAGGATAAGATACGACTTGACCTTCCGTTCCGTTAAAACTAGGGAATCCTTCGTATGAACAAAGACATGTGCCATCTTGTGGGCACGAAGATGTCTTTCTCCATTGTGTATAGTAGCCTGGTTCTCCAGGGCTTTCCCAACTCCACAACCAACTACAAGAAGATGATGTGCATGTACTAAAATCCCCATAAACCTTCAGTTCTTCATTCTCTTTCCAATTTAAACTTCCATCTTTTTCTATTGCTGTATAAGAACAATCACCAAAAAGAAAAACCTCACCTTCATAAGATGGATTAATGCCCAAGCTCAGTAGATCAACACAATTAGGCATCTTTAACCCTTAAGAATTGGGTTATTATTTTTAGATTGAAAATAATTCATTTTGTACAAACCCACTTGTATATATGTAAGTACACTCATTGCTATTTAATACGGTATACTCTACAGCAACAATGGTGTCATTTGTGTAAATAATTTCATTCTGCATTAACAGTTTCCTTTTTATTCCTTTTAAGTTCATGCAACTCTCTAGTATTTAACAGTATCTGATTAAGTATGTCCATAGTGTTTTCTTGGCTTTTGACCACACTTTCTAGTCCACTTTCTAATCTATCTATAAATTTGATGTGTCTATCATGCAAAGGGAGGATGATCTTCTCACCCAACCAAGTAGATGCTCTATAGGTTGTCCAAACAAAGAATATTAAAAAACTACAAGAAACACCTAATCGTTCAATTAATAGGATAAAGTCTTTATCATCCATTGTTCTAACCCCCAAATAATGTAGTTGTGCCTACATTAAATTACACCTGTCACTCCAACTTCTGTGGCATTCTCTACTACCTTTCTTTTTTCTGCGTATATACCAGCTAAAACTGAGCGAGCTTGCCCATATTCTAGTAGAACACCAGTCATTTCTTGTATAGATGAGAAAACAACAGGCGTATTATCCATGCTAATTAGGTTAGGAAGTTCTAGGCCCAATGCTGCTGCTTCTTTTGCAAGAGAAAACACACCTACAAGAAGTGCCACATCAGAGGGGGAAATGCCTAAACGATAGCCACGACCAGAATCCCAACCAACTTTTTCTAAAGCTGCCCATTCATTATCTATATTTTGAAATGACCATGCCTTTGCTTGAGAGAGAGCATCTGGGGGTGCAGCAGCTATATAATCCCATGTTTGATCAGAGAGTTTAGATATAAATTTGCCAATTTCTGAGTCAAGTAAAACTGGCATGGTTATATTTCTTGAAACACCATCTGAATTTGTTTTAATCAGATTGATGTTATATATATCCTCTGTTGCTATTCCAGAGTTATCTATCCTATTTGTCAGTATGATACTTAAGCTTAACATTTTTGCTCCTATGCTTTTATGATGAAATTAACAACTATCGCTGGTGGAATAATCCCGAATGCGGTTCCACCTCCAGTACTGGAATTTGTAACAGTATGATTATGATTAGTGCTTTCAGTTCCAGTAGTAGTAGTATGATTATGATCTTGATTAGCTGCTTGCGTATTAGGCGTTCCATTAGCACTTCTATTATTACCATCTCTTAAGCCATATGATCCAAACGATCCCACATTTCTTCCCCAACCATGTGTGTGATCAACAGATACTCCACCACTTGTTCCTGAGTGTGTATGGGTTGCACTTTCTGTTTGCGTAGAAAAATTGTTGGCGTGAGTGTGAGAAGCCATATTAGCTTCGGATAAAGCAACTGTTTCTGCTCCTACATTTGACCCTAAAGTTCTAGTAGTTAGAGAAGTACCTGTTCCTGCACAAATTGGAATCCTGCCTCTCATATCAGGCAAAGTAAAAGTGTCATTAGAATTGCCAGCACCAAAAGTTGTTCCTATTACTTTAAATAAATCGCCATAAGCTTTTCTGCTAACAGTACTTCCATTGCATAAAAGCCATCCGTTAGGAACTACAGATCCAGCAAAAAATCTTATAACACCAATAGGAGTAATGGATGATTGTAAACCTTGAAAGGAGCTACCTTTAGGGGAGTTAGTTGGTATCGAATTATAAGAAAAAGATCCAGCCAATTTTCACCTATATCTTTATAATAAAATTAACAACTATGGATGGAGGCATAATACCAAATGCTGTTCCGCTACCCGTGTTAGAGTTGGTCATCGTGTGTGTATGAGTAGCACTTTGAGTTCCTGTTGTAGTAGCATGATCATGATTTTGCTGAATGCCACCAGTATTAGGTTGACCAGAACTACTAGCTGTTGCTGAATCAAATAATCCATACGAACCAGATGTACCCGCAGTATGACTAAAGTAGTGATTGTGATTTGTGCTTTCACCTCCACTTGTACCAGTGTGTGTATGTGTAACACTTTCTGTTCCAACTGAAGCAGTATGAGTATGAGAAGGCAAATTAGTTTCTGCTAATGTTGCTGTTTCTGCACCAACAGTTCCTGCCAATGACCTTGTAGTTAAATTAGAACCAGAACCAACACCAATGGGCATTCTACCCCTCATGTCTGGCAAAGTAAATGTACTATTAGAATTGCCAGAGCCATAAGTAGTGCCTATAATTTTAAACAAATCACTAAAAGCTATTCTGCTTACAATACTTCCATCACAAATTAACCATCCAATTGGAGCAACAGCACCAGCAAACATTTCTATTACACCAGTTGGTACGATTGGTATTTTTATAGGCTCAAACGAACTACCTTTAGGAGAATTAGTAGGTATCGCATTATAGGAAAAAGATCCAGCCAATTTTCACCTATATCTTTATGATAAAATTAACACCTATTGACGGTGGCATAATTCCAAATGGCGTTCCGCTACCTGTGTTTGAATTAGTGACTGAATGTGTATGCGTAGCACTTTGAGTTCCAAATGTAGTTGCATGAGTATGCCCAACAGAGTTTCCACCTGTTAATGGTGTTCCCGAACTGCTACCAGTAAGCGTATCTATAATACCGCTAGTAGCTCCAGTGGTTCCTATGGGTCTTCCATAACTGTGAGTATGATTTACACTTTGGCCACCGCTTGTGCCTGTGTGAGTATGGTTAGCACTTTGTGTTCCAACCGTAGCGGTATGAGTATGTGGTGGAAGATTTGTTACTGCTAATGTTACTGTCTCTGCACCCAAATTCGCCCCTAAAGTTCTGGTTGTCAAAGATGTGCCTGTTCCAGCACCTATGGGTAATCGCCCTCTCATATCTGGTAATGCAAATGTAGTATTGGAATTGCCAGCCCCATATGTAGTTCCAATAACTTTAAATAAATCGCCATAAGTCTTTCTGCTAACAGTACTTCCGTCACATATAAGCCACCCATTTGGAGCAGTAGAACCAGCAAACATTTGAATAATACCAGACGATATAGTAGTTTCTTGGACTGCTTGAAACGCAGAACCTTTTGGAGAATTGCTTGGTATCATGCCATAGTTAAACGCTCCAGCCATTAATAACTTCCCCCCATTACACAAACTTGCAATGCAGTAGTACTAGCAGTAGTAGTAACACTAACAGAGGCAAAAAGTTTAAATGTAGATGGTAAAACAAGAGGGTTAGCAAAAGTCAATGTGGTAGTAAATCCAGCAACAGTAGTCGAAGGAGTTACAGCAGTCACAAGTATTTCCGTGAATAAGAAAGCTGTAGTTCCATCCCATACCCATATGCCTACAATATTACCAGCGGTAGGTGCAGTAAAAGAAGTAGAACAAGCATTGACTTGGATGCTATCAATTCTTAGGCCATTAGTAGAAGTCGGCACAACTTCGATGATGTTAGCTGCTGCAAGACTAGCCGTTGCTGTTGGTCCTCTAGTTGTACATGCTGTTTGTGCTGCAAGTGTTTTTGCAACAAAGTATGGGGCTTGAGCGAATATTGGTGTTGCTGTCACTGGCATAGTTATAAACCTCCAAAGTTAGTTGCTAAGAAAATTGTGTCTGCGGTTCCAGTTGTTCCCTGATTTCCCTGTGATCCCTGATTTCCCTGTGATCCTTGATTGCCTTGTGACCCTTGATTACCTGTGGTTCCAACGACTCCTTGATTACCTTGGTTTCCCTGAGAACCTTGTTCTCCTTGGTTTCCTTGAAATCCTTGCTCTCCTTGATTACCTTGCGATCCCTGTTCCCCTTGGTTTCCTTGATCGCCTTGCGATCCTTGGTCACCCTGTGATCCTTGATCACCTTGTGATCCTTGATCACCTTGTGATCCTTGGTAACCTTGATCGCCCTGCCATCCTTGATCTCCCTGATGACCTTGCCAGCCTTGATGACCTTGATCACCTTGTTCGCCTTGCCAACCTTGATCGCCTTGGTGACCTTGAAATCCCTGTCTTCCTTGAAACCCTTGGTTGCCTTGATTTCCAATAATACCTTGTAACCCTTGATTTCCTTGAAAACCTTGTCTTCCTTGAAATCCTTGTTCTCCTTGAAAACCTTGATTTCCAACAATTCCTTGAAAACCTTGTCTGCCTTGAAATCCTTGAGATCCTTGAGATCCAACAGATCCTTGAACTCCTTGTTCCCCTTGAAATCCTTGATTTCCTTGGTTTCCTTGATTGCCTTGATAACCTCTAAAACCTTGATATCCTTGAAACCCTTGAGATCCTTGAGATCCTTGAGATCCTTGAAAGCCTTGGAAACCTTGATTTCCAGTTCCAGTTAGACCTTGAAAACCTTGTCTGCCTTGATTTCCTTGGTTGCCTTGATTGCCTGTTAACCCTTGAAAACCCTGTCTACCTTGAAAACCTTGATTGCCTATTAATCCTTGAAAACCCTGTCTGCCTTGGTTGCCAGTACTTCCAGATAAACCTTGATCGCCTTGGTTTCCTGTTACTCCAACAACTCCTTGATTGCCTTGAAATCCTTGTGAACCTACATCTCCTTGATCTCCTTGGTTTCCTTGATTTCCTTGATCTCCTTGACTTCCCTGATAACCTTGATTGCCTTGATTACCTTGATATCCTTGATCACCTTGATTACCTTGATCCCCATAAAATCCTTGATTACCCTGCGATCCTTGATCTCCTTGTTCTCCTTGATTACCTTGCGACCCTTGATCTCCTTGATCTCCTTGATCTCCTTGATCACCTTGACTTCCTTGATAACCTTGAAAACCTTGAAAACCAGTTGTACCTATTTCTCCTTGAAAACCTTGATTTCCTTGATCGCCCTGTTGTCCTTGCTCACCTTGAAATCCTTGCTCTCCTTGATTTCCTTGAAAACCTTGCTCTCCAACAATTCCTTGAAAGCCTTGGTTACCTTGATTACCTTGATTACCTTGAAAACCTTGTGGTCCAGCAACACCTAGTCCAACCCAACCAGTATCGTTGTAAACCCATGTCTTACCATCAAATGTATAAGTGTCATTATTATCAGGATTAATAGGAAAATTTATTGGCATATCGTATTTCCTAAGTTTTTATTATGTAGTTTAATGCTATGCTTGGTTGCATGTTATCATGAGAATAACCGCCACCAGTATTGTTGGCATTGCTTATAGATGGCGTAAAAGTATGTGTATGATTAAGGTTAGGACTATCTCCAACTGTACAATATTGTCCATACTCTGAACCACCAGAAACTATAAGTCTTCCTTGGTAACCACCACCAAGACCACCACCAAACCCATAAGCCCCTCTTCCTATCTGAGTGCCAGCAACCCAAACCGCAGAGTGTGAATGCACTTGATTAGCAGACATACCACCAGTGCTACCACCATATACAACATTAGGATGACTATGTGCTGGTATTTGAGTGTAATTTAAAGTAACTGTTTCTGTACCTACTTTAACAGCCAAGCCTCTAAGAGTTAATCCAGTTCCTTGCCCAACACCAATTATTGTTCTGCTTCTTAAATCTGGTACTCCAAATGTGCTACTTCCATTTCCATTATCATATATGCTTCCTATTACAGCAAAAAGAGCAGCATAAGTAGTTCTAGAATAAGTATTTGTACCATCACACAGTAACCATCCAGCAGGAGCAGTAGTACCAGCAAAAGCAATTATTGATCCTGTTGGAGTTGAGCTAACTGCTGGAGAGCTAGTCCAAGAAGAACCATTACTTGTAAGTACATTCCCACTTGTTCCAGCCGAAGTAAGTCCAGTTCCACCAGAACCAACAGCAAGAGTCGTTGATAGACCGCCAGCAGTAATTGAACTTTGATTTATCCAAGATGGAGCAGATGAACCATTTGATTTTAAAACTTGACCACTAGTTCCTGCTGCTAAAATTGCTGTTGAACTTGTTCCAGATTGATATGGAATACCACCTATAGAACCACCAGAAATATTTATTGCTGTTGTAGCTACACCAGTAGTATTTTGATTAAGTGTAGGTATATCGGCAGGAACTAAAGATCTAAAAGATGGAACACCAGTAGAACCATTTGGGGAAGCAAGTACAGTATTTCCAGATTGATTTACAAATGTAACTGTGAAAGTTCCAGCATTTATAACTGGCGATCCAGAAACATTGAATATGGCTGGTGCAGATAATGATACAGAGGTCACAGAACCACTAGATTGAAAACCTTGGTTACCTTGATTGCCTTGATTACCTTGAAACCCTTGATTTCCATTGTTTCCAGTCGATCCTTGTGATCCAGTACCACCAGATGATCCCTGATTACCTTGGTAGCCCTGATTACCAAGAACCCCTTGAAATCCTTGTCTGCCTTGAAAACCTTGTTCTCCTTGTAAGCCCTGATTTCCTTGAGATCCTGTCGTTCCAACAGTTCCTTGAAATCCTTGATTTCCTTGATTTCCTTGAAAACCTTGAGATCCAGTTATGCCCTGTCTTCCTTGGTTGCCTTGGTTCCCTTGAGATCCAACAGAACCTTGAATACCTTGATTTCCTTGGTTCCCTTGAGATCCAATAGATCCTTGAATGCCTTGACTTCCTTGACTTCCTTGACTTCCTAAAATGCCTTGAAATCCTTGTGGCCCTCTTACAAGACTCACATTCTGCCAATACACTGGGGATGAACCAGTATAAATCAAACCATCGCCTATAGATGCTGTGCCACCAGTTGGATTAGGACATGCCTGAGTAGCGGTTCCTTGACTTACATTTGTGACGATCCACATATCGCCTAAAGATGCACCAACAGTTTCATTGTTAAATATATTTTCCCATGTTTCTGAACCTTGAATGGTTACACCAGAACCAGATGTTCCTTGATATCCTTGATATCCCTGATATCCTTGATAACCTTGATCACCTTGCTCTCCTTGGTATCCTTGATTTCCTTGAAAGCCTTGATTTCCTTGAAAACCTTGATCGCCTTGTTCTCCTTGATCACCTTGATTTCCTTGATCTCCTTGAAATCCTTGATATCCTCTAATTCCTTGATAACCTTGTTCTCCTTGACTGCCTTGTTCCCCTTGTTCTCCTTGTTCTCCTTGATTTCCTTGAAATCCTTGATCACCTTGCAGTCCTTGATTACCTTGTTCGCCTTGAAAACCTTGATAGCCTTGATCGCCCTGATAACCTTGATCTCCTTGTTCTCCTTGATACCCTTGATCTCCCTGATATCCAATTTCTCCTTGATAACCCTGATCGCCCTGATAACCTTGTTCTCCCTGATCTCCTTGAACCCCTTGAGATCCTTGAAGACCCAAATCTCCTTGGTATCCTTGATAACCTTGGTTTCCTTGTTCTCCCTGTTCTCCTTGATTTCCCTGTTCTCCTTGAAATCCTTGGTATCCTTGTAAACCTTGATTTCCTTGAAATCCTTGTTCTCCTTGAAATCCTTGATCTCCTTGATTGCCCTTCTGAACCAATAAAGTCCATCCGTTATTAGGAGGTGTCGCCCCTAAAGACCAACTTCCAACATTTGTTAATTGATAAACAGAACCTTGATATGTAACTGCATCATTTAAGATATAAGTGGTTAAAGAAGACCATGTGCCAGTATAAGTGTAAGGTATATCGCCTTGATTGCCTTGGTGTCCTTGATAACCTTGATTCCCTTGTTCTCCCTGATAGCCTTGATTTCCTTGAAAGCCTTGTTGTCCTTGGTATCCTTGTTCACCCTGATAACCTTGATCTCCCTGTGATCCTATGCCACCCTGATCCCCCTGTTCTCCTTGAAAACCTTGCAAACCTTGTTCGCCCTGTTCTCCTTGAAAACCTTGAAAACCAGCACCTTGAAAACCTTGTTCTCCTTGATTTCCTTGTACACCTTGTGTGCCTTGATTTCCTTGACTTCCTTGGAAACCAGCACCTTGAAATCCTTGTTCGCCTTTTGCACCTACAAATTGAACCCACTGCGAACTATCTGAATCTACAACATATATGTAAAAAATACCAGTTGATGTATCTATCCATAGATCACCAGCAGTTGGCGATAATGGAGCAGTTGGACTTGCGGTATAGACACCTCTATTTATGCCTTGATAACCCTGTTGCCCCTGTTCTCCCTGATACCCTTGATATCCTTGATAGCCAGTATCGCCCTTATCACCAGTTCTTGCAAAAGTGAGCAATACTTCATCGTCATTAGAAAATGTTCCGCTTCCAGATAAATAAGAAATTGTAACATCAAAGAAACTAGGTTCTTCTTCTGAGGAATTGCTTATGGTATAAAGTGCAAATACTGTAGAGTCATTTTTCTTAGATAATTTAAAGTGGCCCTTCATCGTGCTTGTTGAAGCAGAGATCGTAGCTAAGAATAGAGAAAGATCTATGTTTGCATTATTTGGATTATCATCAATTATAACATGCGTAGCTGATGCAAGAGAAGCATTGTTAAATCTTATGTAGTTATCGCCTGGGTCGTTAATTGAATAATTATTTGTATCTATTTTATATTCAACTGTTACACCGCCAAAACTACCAGTTGATCCCTGATATCCTTGGTCACCTTGATTTCCATAATTGCCTTGATCGCCTTGTGATCCCTGATCACCTTGATTTCCCTGTTCTCCTTGATTGCCTTGATCTCCTTGTGAACCTTGTTCACCCTGCCAACCTTGATCGCCTTGATTTCCCTGTTCTCCTTGAAATCCTTGGTCGCCCTGATTTCCTTGAAAACCCTGTTCTCCTTGAAATCCTTGCTCACCTTGAAAACCTTGATCGCCTTGATTTCCTTGGAAACCTTGCTCACCCTGATTACCTTGTTCTCCTTGGAATCCTTGATCACCCTGTGAACCTTGTTCACCCTGCCAACCTTGATTTCCCTGATCTCCTTGAAATCCCTGTTCTCCTTGATTTCCTTGGAATCCTTGTTGACCTTGAAAACCTTGATCTCCTTGACTACCTTGAAATCCTTGATCACCCTGTTCACCTTGATTTCCTTGATGGCCTTGTTCGCCTTGATTTCCTTGAAAACCCTGTTCCCCTTGATTACCTTGAAATCCTTGCTCACCCTGATTTCCTTGTGAGCCTTGATTTCCTTGAAACCCTTGGTCGCCCTGATTTCCTTGTGAGCCTTGATTGCCCTGATTGCCTTGTAGCCCTTGTTGACCTTGATTTCCTTGAAAGCCTTGAAAACCCTGTTCGCCTATTACCGGCACTACGCTGACAGTTGTTCTTACAAACGAATAATATGCGGTTCCTTCGGTATACCATTTCAAAGAGTGAGAAGTACTATCATCGTTATTTGCATAAATCTTAACAATCATGCGATTGGTAGGATCTATAGTCGTTGTTGTTAACACTAAATCCATTAAGGCTTCTACTGCATTAACAGAATCAGTCCACCCTATCATTGGAGCATTTGTTGATAATATTGGCCCTATTGGAGTTCCAGTAGAGTTTGCTAATTGTATTGTAATATAAGTTTGAATGTGGTCGTTTGAAGCTTGCTTTAGAAAGTGTTGGTGGAATAACTGAGATCCACCTGGTATAACTGAAAACCCTAATTGTGGCGTTATGAAACTAGCGATAAGTATATTGTCTGTGCTTCCAGCCAATGATGTTGTTACCATCTGTTGGGCTGTAGCAATTGGGGTTATAGAAAGTTCTTTATATCCAGCCACATCAGATGCTACAGAGTAATTAAAATAGTATGTCTCTCCAGTAGACTCGCCTCTATATCCTTGATTGCCTTGATATCCTTGCAATCCCTGTTCACCCTGATTTCCTTGTTCGCCTTGAAATCCTTGATCTCCTTGATTTCCTTGTTGTCCTTGAAATCCTTGATAGCCTTGATCTCCTTGATAGCCTTGATCACCTTGAATACCTTGTTCACCTTGATAACCTTGGAACCCTTGATGGCCTTGAATTCCTTGTTCCCCCTGCTCTCCTTGAAAACCTTGTTCTCCTTGATGACCTTGAATTCCTTGTTCACCTTGAAATCCTTGGTTGCCTTGGAACCCTTGTTCGCCTTGAAAGCCTTGATCACCTTGAAAACCCTGTTCGCCCTGATCGCCTTGTAATCCCTGTTCACCTTGGAACCCTTGTTCTCCTTGATTTCCTTGAAGACCTTGGTCGCCCTGTTCACCTTGTAAACCTTGTTGACCTTGGTATCCTTGATAGCCTTGGTCACCTTTCTGAGCAATTAATGTCCAAAAAGTTCCTTCTACGGGGGTATCTCCAAGATTGCCACCGTTAGCATGAATGCGATACCAAGTTTGCCCTAAATAAGTTGCTATATCACCTATGGCATATGATGCACCACCACTATAAGCACCTGTGAAATTCCATAATGCATCTGATCCTTGATTGCCTTGCTCACCTTGGTTGCCTTGGTTGCCTTGGTTGCCTTGATAACCTTGATTTCCTTGGTCGCCTTGAAAACCTTGGTCACCTTGATTTCCTTGATTTCCTTGAAACCCTTGATCGCCTTGATCGCCTTGCGAGCCAACAATACCAATAGACAGAGTAACAAAATCTTCGTTGTTTATTACTCCATATGTACTAACTAGTGCCACATTAAATATTACATAACTTCCATCTTCAGTATCGTTTGTTGCAGTACCATCTACGCAAGAAGTTATTTGATAAGTAACATATGTTGAAGGATTTGCTTGACTTGTTAGGGTTAAATAACCACTCTGAATACTTAAGAATAAATCATGTAGTGTAGTATTTAATCCGTATGGATTATCATCTACTTTAACTTGAGTGGCCGAAGTAAAAGGATCAGCATTAAAACTTATATAATCATTGGTAGGGTCAAGATCTGTAAGAGTTGTTGTGTTTACCTTGTATGTCCAAGACAATGCACCAATTCCACGCTCACCTTGAAATCCTTGTTCTCCCTGATTTCCTTGGAAACCTTGTTCACCTTGATCCCCTTGTGAACCCTGTTCTCCTTGATTTCCTTGAAAACCTTGAAAACCTTGAAAACCTTGAGTGCCCTGATTGCCTTGCTCGCCTTGAAATCCTTGCTCGCCTTGATTTCCTTGATTTCCTTGAAATCCTTGTTCACCCTGTGATCCTTGGTCGCCTTGATTTCCCTGTGATCCTTGATCTCCTTGTAAACCTTGTTCACCTTGAAATCCTTGATCGCCTTGATCGCCTTGAAACCCCTGATTGCCTTGATCACCTTGTTCCCCTTGTTCGCCTTGAAATCCTTGATTTCCTTGATTTCCTTGATTTCCTTGTAACCCTTGTTCGCCTTGAAATCCCTGTTGTCCTTGAAGCCCTTGATTGCCTTGGTGTCCTTGTTCACCTTGATTTCCAG